AATTAACAAACAACTGTATATGAGAGCCGTCTAATGCCAGAGCTAAGTCAGACAGGTGCGTTTCCATTTGTATGTGAAGGTGGGTTAGTCCTTAACCAATCTACATTTATAATGAAACCCGGTCAAGCACTTGAGCTTCTTAACTTTGAGCCTGACATTGAGGGTGGCTACAGAAGAATAAGTGGTTTTAGCAAATACGTAACTGCTGTTGTACCACAGACAAGTGCATCAAGTGAAGAGGTGCTTATGGTTGCAACGTTCGGATCAAGCGTTGTTGCAGCAAGAGGTGAAAAGATATTTACTGCCACTCCCGGTGGTTCAAGTTGGACAGAACGTGATACTGGTAGAACAAGTGCAGGATCTTATACATTTCAAAGATTTAACTTTGATGGCAACGACAAGTTAATTGTTGCAGATGGTGCAAACGCACCGACAGTGTTTAACACATCTTTTAGTGCGACAGATGTAAGTGAAAGTTCTGTATCTGGTGCAAAGTTTGTGACTGCATTTAAAGATCATATGTTTTACGCAGGTAAGTCAAGCACACCTCAAGAAGTTGTATTCAGTCAACCGTTTGACGAAGATGCTTTTAGTGGTGGATCTGGTGCAGGTAGCATTAAAGTTGACGATACTATAACAGGACTTAAAGTATTCCGTGATAACTTATTTATATTTTGCGAAAATAGAATATTTCAACTCACTGGATCATCACTATCTGATTTTGCAGTTAAACCTGTAACAAGAAATATAGGCTGTGTAAACGGACAAACCATACAAGAATTTGCAGGTGACCTTATATTCTTAGGTCCTGACGGATTACGTACCATCGCAGGTACTGCAAGAATTGGTGACGTTGAATTAGGTACAATAAGTTCTAACGTGCAAAGTTTGTTTGATACTAACTTAGCTAACTCTGGTAGTTTCACATCTATAGTTATACCAAACAAAACACAATACAGAATATTTTTTACAAAGTCAGGTGTGGCAGAAACTTCTACAGAGGGAGTTATATGTGTTCTTAGAGGACAGCAGTTTGAGTTCTCAGAGATAAAAGGTATAAGACCAACAGCCACAGATACGTTTGTATCTTCAGGTAATGTTATACCACTACACGGATCAGGTGATGGATTTATATACAGACAAGAGTCAGGTGACGATTTTGATGGTACGGCTATAAACGGAAGATATCGTAGTCCAGATCTTACAATGAATGATCCGGGAATACGAAAAAACATGCAAAGGGTAATAATAAACTATGCACCTGAATCATCTATAGATGCAGATTTGTTTATTAGATATGATTATGAAAGTAGACAGTCTGCACGACCTGCAGCCTATCCTTTAGATTCATCAGATATAGCGGCAATATATGGCACAGCAGTTTATGGAACACCCACTTACGGTGGTGCATCACAACCTCTTGTAAGACAACCTGTTGAAGGATCAGGATTTGCTGTTGCATTACGAGTTAACGATGGTGGATCAACAGCACCGTATTCGTTAAAAGGATTTCAATTAGAATACCAACTAGGAGCAAGAAGATAAATGGGAGCTACGTATACACGACAATCTTCTTACACTGACGGAGACGTTATAACTTCGGCTCATACCAATGATGAGTTCAATCAGTTATTAGCAGCCTTTCAAGCATCGAGTGGACATACCCACGATGGCACAGCCAACGAAGGTGGACCTATTACAAAGCTACTAGGCAATACGCTTACGTTCGGTGCAGGAACTGCAGGAACAGATATAACAATTACATTCGATGGTGAAACATCAGATGGTGTCCTTAAATGGATGGAAGATGAGGATTATTTTGAATTTAGTGACGACATACTTATTGCTTCTACAGAGAAGTTACAATTCAGAGATACAGCTATATACATCAATTCGAGTGCCGATGGACAACTCGACCTCGTAGCTGACACAGAGATACAGATTGCGGCCACAACAGTTGACTTGAACGGTAATTTAGATGTGTCAGGATCACTAACGTTGGGTGGCACTGCAATAACATCTACTGCTGCAGAGCTAAACATACTTGATGGTGTTACGTCTACTGCATCAGAGTTAAATCTGGTAGATGGTATAACAGCAGGCACAGTATCTGCATCAAAAGCAGTCATAGTAGATTCTAACAAAGACATAAGTGGTTTTAGAAACCTAAGTATTACAGGTGACTTGACAGTTGCAGGTGATGATATCACTATGGGAACTAACACTGCAGGTCATTTACTTATTGCAGATGGCACAAACTTTAATTCTGTAGCAGTCGGTGACTTATCGGAAATATCTACAGTAGCAAATGATGATGTATTTTTAGCAGTAGATACTTCAGGTGGTGGTCTTAAAAAGATTACAAGAAGTGCAATAGTATCAGGACTTGCTACATCAGGTGCTATATCTAATGTATCAGAAGATAGCACCCCTCAACTTGGTGGTAATCTAGACATGAATGGCAACGATATCGTTACCACTTCAAATGCTACAATAGATTTAGCACCAAACGGAACAGGTACAGTCGTTGTAAGAGGTAACACTAATTCAGGTAGAATAGTTTTTAATTGTGAAAGTAATAGTCACGGACAAACATTAGCTTCACAACCTCACTCAGCAAGTGTGACAAACACTATGTTACTTCCTGCAGGTTCTAGTTCAACGTTAGTATCTCTTGTATCAACAGACACACTTACAAACAAAACATTAACAAGTCCAAAGATAAACGAAGATGTAGCGTTAACATCTACTGCAACAGAGTTGAACCTATTAGATGGTGTGTCAGGATTAGTACAGGCTGACTTCACAAAATTAGCTGCAGTAGACTCAACTTCTACAGAGTTAAATTTAGTTGATGGTTCATCTGCAGGTACAATCGTAAATAGCAAAGCAGTTATCTACGGTTCTAGTGGTGAGGTAAATGCAACCACATTACAAATAGCAGGAACATCTATTACATCTACTGCGACAGAGTTGAATTTACTAGATGGTGTGTCAGGGTTAGTACAGGCTGATTTTACAAAATTAGCGGCAGTAGATGCAACTGCCACCGAATTAAATATCATGGATGGTGATACATCTGCTTCTTCTACAACATTAGTAGATGCAGACAGAGTAGTAACAAACGACAACGGAACAATGAAGCAGGTTGCTTTATCTGATGTCAAAACATATTTAACTAGTGCAGGATTTAGTACAGAAGATCCAACAGCACTTGCTATAGCGTTAGGATAATATCATGGCAAACACATTTAAAACAGTTACATTTGCTGCTGAACCTGCATCTTCGGGTACTCCGTATGTAATGTACACAGTGGCAGGAAGCACCACAACTGTTGTTCTAGGTTTAGTTCTCGCAAACATACACACTGCTCAAGTCACAGCTACTGTAAGGTTGGTTAGTGATACAGGCAGTAGAGGTGGCTCAAACAATGTAACCAACGGAACAAGTATCATTGTGAAAGATGCACCTATACCTGTTGGAGGTAGTTTGGAACTACTAGCAGGTAACAAGGTTGTATTAGAAACAACAGACCAAATAACAATAGACTGCTCCGTAGCAGATAAAGTATCAGGCACATTAAGTATTATGGAGATAACATAATATGGCATACATAGGAAATACATCACCTAGTAGGTTTGTATCCAATAGAGCAGCATCTGTGTATTCAGGTGATGGCTCTACAACTGCCTTTACATTAGAACAAGCAGTGGCACAAGATGAAGATGTCCTTGTATCAGTAGATGGTGTTATCCAAGAACCATCCGTAGCATATGCAGTTAGTAACGGAACAACACTTACATTTACTGCTGCACCCTCTAGTAATTCAGGTAATAATATATTTGTGTATTATCTAGCTAGTCAGGTAGGAACTGTAGGACATCCAAATACACAAGCGTTGAGTGCAACAAGTGGCACGTTTAGTGCAGGTGTTTCAGGAACAACAGGTACATTTAGTGGTGCAATTACAGGGGGTGGCACATTTACACCCGGAGGTAACATAGTTATACCTGATGCAGGTAATATTGGTAGTGCTAGTGATACAGATGCAATGGCTATCTCTAGTGGTGGTGTAGTTACGTTCAGTCAAAAACCTGTTGGCACAGGAATGGATTTTTTACAAAGTGTAACTGCAAGTGATGATGCTACTGTTGAGATAGGTTCTGCTTCATTATTTACTACGACATATAGAACTTATATAATTTACTATTCAAATGTTCATCTTGCAGCAGATAATGGTGACATAAATCTTAGATTTGGTATAGGTGGGTCAATAAAATCAGATAGTTATTATGATTTTACAAGACAAGTAAGATATGATGGTGACACAAGTGAAACTGGTCAAGCAGGAAACAATCAAAACGCATTACTTAAAGCAGTTGGTCAATCTCGTGGAAATGCTACTGGAGAACAATCAAGTGGTTATGTTATGATTTATGACCCTGCTTCTACAGATAACTATAAACACATTAACATATTTAATACTGGAGATGATGTAAATAATGATGCTACTCAATCAATTTTAGCTGGCAGATATAACAATGGTCAAGCAGCTTTGACTGCAATTCAATTTTATAGTGGTGCAGGTAATATCACTTCTGGATACTTTAGATTATATGGGATTGTATAATGGCTAGATTTCACAATATAAATGGTACAAGGGTTCAATTTACAGCAGAAGAAGAAACTGCAAAAGATATTGAAGAAAAAGCATGGTTGGATGATGCACCTAATAGACGTATGGGAGAACTTCGCAGACGAAGAGATGTTCTGTTAGCTGAAACAGATTGGTTAGGTAATCAAGATGTAACTATGTCTGATGCTTGGAAAACATACAGACAAGCTTTGAGAGATATAACAACACAAACACCGACAGATGATGCGTTGAGTAACATTACGTTTCCAACGAAACCAAAGGGGTAACGAATGGCATTAACACAAGTATTAACAGGTGGTATAAAAGCTGATGCTGTAGACAATACCATATTAAAATTAGATGATAACTTTGCATTTACTGGAACTATTACAGGCACACAGGGTTTAGTTTTACTACAGACTGTAACAGCAAGTGATGATGCTACTGTAACTGTAGGTAGTTCTAGTTTATTTACAACAACTTATAAAGTGTATCAACTTCATGTTATAAACGCTCATCCTGCTACTGATAGTCAAGAATTTAGATGTAGAGTTAGCAAAGGTGGAAGTGTGCTTAGTGCTGATTATGAATATTCAAGAAATCAACATATACACTCAAGTAGTTTTTCAAATAGAGGTAGTAATAGTGATGACCATGTTAACCTAGCTGAATCGTTAGGTAACGCTAATGACGAATGTCACAATATGGTGCTTACTATATATAACCCTGCCGAAACAACTTTTAAAAAAATAGTTAATTTTTATTCTGGTGGTCTAGATTTGAGTCCTAACATAGCAAATAATAATGGTGTTTTTGGACACGAAGGTAATAGTGCTGCTATTGACGGAATACAATTTTTTTACGCTAGTGGTAACGTATCAACAGGTACATTTAAACTTTATGGAGTTTTGTAATGGCTAGATTTCATAATATAGGTGGTAAAAGGGTACAATTTACAGCAGAAGAAGAAACTCTTAGAGATGCTGAAGAGAAGGCTTGGGCAGACGCAGCACCTACAAGAAGAATGAATAAGTTAAGAGAGCAAAGAAATGCACTTTTAGTTGAAACAGATTGGACACAGAATAGAGATGTTACTCTTTCAAATGATGATGCTTGGAAAACATATAGACAAGCCTTGAGAGATATTACAAGTCAAACACCGACTGATGATGCGTTGAGTAACATTACGTTTCCAACAAAACCAAGTTAAGGAATAAAATATGCCGTATATAGGAACATCGCCCTCTAATGGAGTAAGAAAAAAGTTTACTTACACTGCCACAGCAGGGCAGACTAGCTTTAGTGGTAATGATGACAATGGCATCTCTTTAGTCTACACAGACACAGAGTATCTTGATGTTTATCAAAATGGTGTAAAGTTAGTGGCTGTGTCAGACTACGCATCTACTACAGGAACATCTGTGGTGTTAACGCAAGGTGCATCTGTAAGTGACACAATAGAGATTATAGCTTTTGATGTATTTTCTGTAGCCGACACAGTAAGTGCAACTGATGGTGGTAACTTTGGTGGTAACGTAGGCATGGGTGGTACTCTTAGTGTGACAGGTGCTTTAACAGGTGCAAATGCAACATTAACTACTGCTGATAATACAGATACTTTAACATTAAAATCTACTGATGCAGATGCAAATAAAGGACCAAATTTAGTATTGCAAAGAGATAGTGCTAGTCCTGCTGATGGTGATGTAACAGGTTTTATTGAATTTAAAGTTGACAATGATGCCGCAGAAGCCACTTCTGTAGGTGAAATGAAAATGCACCTCAGTGATGCTAGTGATGGAACTGAAGATAGTGAACTTAACATAAGAACGATAACTGCAGGTACTTTGCAAAACAGACTTAAAATTAATTCAGATGAATGTGCAGTAAACGAGGGAAGTACTTCAGCAGACTTTCGTGTTGAATCAGACTCAATGAGTCATCAATTACATATGAATGGAAGTAATGGAAAGTTTACAATAAATGCAAACTCAGCACAATCACCTGCTTCACACTTTACTTTGTTTTTTGCTTCAGCTTCATACTCTGCTTTTGCAGCACAAGAGACAGATGGTGGTAGTGGAGCAGGATTTTTAATTTGCAGAAAATCTGATGGTTCTACAATAGGGCAGGTCAAAAGAAATGGAACTGCTGATGAAGTGCAGTATGTAACAACTTCTGATTACAGACTAAAAGAAAATGTAAACTATGATTTTGATGCAACAACTACTTTAAAAAAATTAAAGCCTTGTGAGTTTAATTGGATTTCTGATGAAAAAAATACAACTATTACTGGTTTTCTAGCACACGAAGTACAAGAAGTATATCCTCATGCTACGAGTGGGGAAAAAGATGCTATGGAAACATACACAGATAGTGATGGAAAAGAACAAACAAGAATAGAA